TAGAAAAGTTTTCTAGTAAATGGATAAAGTTTTCGTTTTGAATTTCACCATAACCAGCATAGTTCTTACCTACTAATTTAAGTGAAGTACTCTGGTCAATGGTTCCGTCTTCGACCGTTACTAACGACCCTCCATTTGTTAAATTTATTACGTATGCCATTTATTAACCCCTAATTGTGTTATATGTATTTATATCAAACTACCCGGAGTCAAGTCTTGGACATAACCCCATGCTCCTGATGAAATTCTAAATAATTTAAGTGTTCTTGTTACTGTAGATGTAATAGCACCAGTAGCATCATTAAATGTAGCACTTTGAATAACACTTACAGAGCCATCATCGTTGCCGCTATTATCTTTTTGCTGTACTAGTATTGTATTTTCATTAAATGCAGTGTTCAAAGCAGAACCTGTAAGTGTCGCTGTAGCACCTGTAGTGGTTGTACAGTGTATTCTAGCTTCAGTACCGTTTTGTTTTGTGTTTGCCGGTGAAATATCATTTAAAATTGTAGCTATATTTGTATGCTGTTGTGCAGTTCCTGCTGTTCCTAGTCCTGTAACGTCTAATGCTAGTGCTATCACTTCTAAATTAATGCTACTATCAACATAATTTTTAGTTGCAACATCTTGTGCCGCTGTTGGATCACTAACATTTCTAATTTGTCTTGATGTGACTAAGTTAATATTACCGGCCGCTGTAATGTTCATACCGTTTCCGCTTCCATCTACAGTGGTTGTAGATAAAGCATTGCCGCCTGTAAAGCTAAAACTACCAATATTTGCTGTTGTTAATGCACCAACACTTGTAATACCAACTGCTGATGATCCTGTAATAATATCAACCCCGTTAAATTTAAGTGAACTTGCTCCAGTTAAGTTTACGCTTACATTAGATGTCCATGAGTTTGTATTGTTACGCCATAAAAATTCTTTTGTACCGTTTGAAGATGCAACTGTTATACCTGCTTGGTCAACTCCTGCGTCGTCAAGCAACGTACTATCGTCACCTTTTGCTAATTCTATACTTTTATCTCTAACTAATAATTTTTGTACATCAAGTTCTGTTGTCTCTCCGTCAACAATTAAGTTTCCGGCTACTCTCATGTTGCCACCAACGTCTAATGTTTCTGTTGGACTAGTGTTAAAAATACCAATTCTGCTATTTGATGAATCAATCGTCATTGCATCAGTCTTACCACTGCTGGTAGTCATTCTAAATGTGTAGTTTTGTCCTGATACTTGGTTCTCATTAACAACACCTTCTGATGTTACTTTTGTAACATTGTTGTCTGTAAGTCCAATTGTAAGTCCTAAATTGTTTCTAACTGTTAATGCACCTGATGTTGCATCATCAGAGTCACTTGCAAGGAACTGTGCCGCTGTTCTTGAAACATTATTACTGTCAACTAGTGCTGATGTTCTAGACGCTGTGCCAGCAAATACAAAATCTGAGTCAACAACATTAAATCCTTTTACAACATCGCCTGTAAATCCTGGAATTGTATCTACGTTTTGCGGAGTAAATGGAACTTTACTCCATAAGCCTACAAATGTACCACCTACCCAGTACTTAACAATAGTTCTACTTGTACCTGTGTTGTCTAGCACGGTTACAACTTCAGGTCCAGACTTACCTTGGAATGCATTGTAAATTGGGCCTGCTAATTCTAAATCAGTGCCATCAAAAAAGTATAATTGATTTGCATCATTATCAATCCACATGTCACCTGCAACCATTGTAGGTTGCTTAGGTTGTACAATAGGTCCTCCACCTGTTGTCCAATCAGTACCTGTATAAACTTTTAATCTACTGTTTGATGAATCCCACCAAATTTGTCCTGCTAGTGGATTAGATGGCGACGATGCGTTTGCAAAGTTTTCAAGCATCTTAACAAAGTTTTCGTTAATTGCTTCACCAAAACCTGTGTAGTTTTTTCCAATTAATGTAATATCAGTGCTTGTTACATCAATTTGTCCGTCTGCTAAATTTACAAGTAAAGCACCCGTAGTCTTATTAATCTGATATGCCATATTAGCCCCCGACTCCCGTATAGATAATATATTTGACTGTTAAGAACGGGTTCATAACATTGTATGGAGTTCCAAGCTCTGTAATATCAAAAGTTTCAAATTCTTCTAAACCTGTGTTTAGATTGTAAGCAATGTTTCTTCTGTTTAACACACCACCTGATGATGTTCTAGCTTGTCCTGCTCCTGATCCTGTTGGAGCATCATATGGTATTGTATCAGCATCTTGCTGAACGCCACTGTCGTCAAGTATTACATAAAACTGAGCACCTTTTGGTGATCTTAAATCATGTTCGTGTTCTGGTAAGTTTTTAACATCAATTGCTCTACTTTCAACACCTGATGCTAGTCCAACTGTATCAGCGTTTGCATCTGATACTCTATTTGCACTTGTTCCGCCTAAGTTATCAGCACCTAGTGGGAACCTACCTCTAAAGTCAGGTAGTCCAAAAAATCCTGATGTAACTTGGCTTTGATCTTTAAATTGATATTGTACTGAATTATATAAATTTAAGTAATCAGCAATTCTAACTTCTGTTCCATCACATAACAACCATCCTGCTGGTGTGTTAACACCGCCAAATGGTACAATAGTTCCAATTGGTATAACTGGAACACTGCTTACTAGTGCGGCTTGTGAAATTTTAAATACACCTGTATCATCACCTGAAATTCTGTTGATAATAATTTCATCATCATTATTAGGTTGTGTAGCAAGTGTCTTGTTAGCAATAAACGTGTTACTGATTGCTGTGTTAAATGTTTTTGTAGTTCCTCCAACTTGTCCATCAAATGTAATTTGATTAGAACTTACGTCTCCTGTCAATTGGAATGTTGAAGCACTTGTAAGTTTATTTGCATTTGCGGCTCCACCTGTAACTGTACCTGTTATGTTACCTACTACATTACCTCTAAATTCAACTGCATGCACTTGTGACCAGCGTCTATCACTTGTGCCTAATGAATATGTTTGTGTTGCTATAGGTGCAACTGCACCTACTGTACTGGTTCCTGCAACATTTAAATCTGTTCCTACAAATAATTTTTTAGCAATACCTACGCCGCCGCTAATCTTAACTGCACCTGTTCCTATACTTGCACTGTCTGTAGTACCTTGCACAATTAAGTTTGCACTTGCTTGTATAGAACCTGCAACATCTAATGCTTCTGCAGGTGATAGTGTATTAATACCAACTTTTTCAGTTGAGTCAATTCTAATTACATTTGCTTGTACACCTAAGTTATTAACCTTAAAGTCAATAGGTGCACCCGATGTTAGGTTAGTTACAACTCCCGATGTACCTTGTACGTCAAATGTAACAATAGCGTCCTGTCCTACTTGTATACCTGAGTTATTACTAATTGTTAATTTTTCTGATGATGTACTTGCAACATCACTTCTTAAAAAGTTACTTGCCGCAACACTTGCACCTGATACAACTAAGTTTTCTGCTTTTTCACTGGTACCTAGATATTTTGCTATTCCGTCTCCGCCAATATTTGCTGAAGATAAATTCAAGCCAGGTTGGATAATTGTAAATCCTGTGATTGTACTTTTTGGTTGAAATGTTCTTGTTGAATAAATTGCAATAGGACTTCCGCTAACTTCAAGTTGCAGGATTGTATAAAGTACTTCATCTTTACCTGTAACTACCTCCGGCTTTGCTCCTGTTAGCAAACCGTCACTATACTCTGGTCCAACAAGTGTCCAACCACTACCTGTAAAAATATACAACTGATTGTTATCTGTATCTGACCAAAGATCGCCTTGCAGTGCATTTGATACCTCTGGTGCTGTGCTTCCTTTTTTAAGTCCACTAGCATTTACCCAGTCTGTGCCATCGTACAATTTTAATGTATCAATGCCTGTTGAACTGTCATACCATAGCTGTCCTTGTATTGGATTTCTTGGTGCTGATGTATTAGCAAAATTTTCTAATTGCTTTAAAAAACTTTCTGCAATAACTGACCCATAACTAGTTGTGTTACGTCCAGGAATATCTAGACTTGTTTGCTGATTAATTGTATTATCTTCTATTGAGATAGTACCCTTGTTAGTATCTGAGTAGTTAATTGTATAAGCCATTATTCACTAAATCCTGATAAACTTTGTACACGCACAGTATAGTCAATTTGAATTAACCTATTCAAACTTTTTTGTACTGGGTGGAAAATTACATGTGTCAACAGTCTACCTTGTCCTGATGGACTATAACTTACTAAGCCTAATTCATCAAATACATATAAACTATTAGCGTCGGTTGCATTATCAACAGCATCTTGTCCTGATGGTTCACCGTAATCAAGTAAACAACTTACAACAATATCTGTATAATTTGTACCACTTACATGCCTTGATTCGATCTTATTTCTTGCAGGGTCTGTGTTATTAACACTTCTGTCATCTACAACTTTAATAAATGTTTGGTTATAAAGGCTAGCGTTTGTTCCTGTACTGTTAGGTGTAAGGTATGTAATAATTCCAGTTGGGTCAATACTAGTTCCTCCGTTACCAAATGTCATTTGATAAACAGTTCCTTGTCCTGCGTTAGCTAAACTTTCTGCAAGTGAAATACTCATATTCTCGTAGTGAATAGCATTGCGTTTATCGACTATTACTTCGCCTGTATTAGCGTCAGTAATCTTAATATGTCCTTGGAGCATTACTCCGTTTTCTTCTTTTATGTTGTTAATCATACCTTTGTCCTATACTGTATTTATTTGGGTAGCTCCACCTTTTCTGCCTTAAAGAAACGTGCTACCAAACTTTTCGCATCATTAAGTGAAATTCCTGGATCTGACCAGCGTTTTCCTTGTCTTCTGACAATTTTTATCTTAGCATTCACTGCTGGTGTATTTAACAGAGTTACACTTGCTGTGGTGCCATCTACTGAAAACTCTGCTGGTGCAGTTTCATCAGCTTCAGGAGAATCTTGATCTAACGCAGGATTAAACATTTGTATTGCATTTTTACGCAATCTTTTACCTGCAACGAATATTTCAAACTCATTTACACTTTTTGGTGTAAATCCTAACGGAAATACTGCTGTAGAACCATCACCTGTTTGCTCATCTATAATAGTTTGATCTGCATAAGGTGCTGTTTGTGTTGGTCCTTGGTTATATACATCACTACCTGCTTCATGTACAGCTGGAGCACCTGTTCCTAGTGTTCCCCTTTGAATTTGACGTAAAACATTACCTTGTTTGATCAAGTATTCAATTCTTTCACCATTAATGAACAAAATACCAGGCATACTGCTATTTTTATCAGGTGTGCTAATACTGCTTGCATCATCTAATAAGATTTCCTTGTCTAATGTTAATAGATCTTTAGCAAGTTTAAGCGGAGCAGTATCTCCAAGTCTTTTGTAAATATTTCTATTTAAAATATCTTTAAATTGGCTGAATCCAAAATTAGATTGGATTTCACCTTGTGAACTAAATTGTAATACTTCTATAACATCATCATCTGCAAATGACCCGTTATATTTTACAAAGTTTCTATCATCAGTAAGTTTATAGTCAACACTTGGTGTTTGTAGCACTCCGTTTATTGTTAACCAAACATATTGTGCATCAATTGCTGGATATCTTAATTTAATTAGGCCTGCTTTAATATGATTAAATTGTATGTGGTCATCAGTACCTACTGTAATTGTGCTTCTAGCAATAACATCAAAGTTTTGTCTTTCAAAATCCATACTATCATGTTTATTAAATGTATATACTGTTAATTTTTGTCCATCTGCAGGTGCTGTGTTAAGCAGTAAATTTGCTCCACTGTCGACCCATGTTAAATTAGAATTAATAAGTTGCACATCGCCAAACGCATAATCTCCGTCTGTTCTAATATACACTTCTAATATATCACCTTCGCGACCAATTCCTGGCTCTAAAATAATACTACTGTTTGCAGGACGCAGATTATATTCAACTGCAATAGTAAGTTCTTTGCCATTAAGTAATATTAGTATGTCTTTATCTTGGAAACTTCCAATTGGTGCTTGCCATACTTCTAAGAAATATTCTCTCTGTGCAAGTGTACAATTAAATGATTGATTATATCCAGGATTCAATATTGTATTATCTAGTTTTACAATTACATTATGACTGTTAGGTAATGAGCTATACGGTGTTTTATCTAAAGTAAATATTTTTGTACTTCCGTCGCCTATAAATTCAGTAGTTTCAATTTTACTAAAACTATCAATAGAAGTATATATTGCATAGCTAATGACACTATTATCAGGTGGTGCACTACCAAATACTATCATTGCCTTTGGATCTTGATCTGTGCTATCACCACTAGATGTAAGCACTGACTCAACAGCTACACCATTTACTGTTGCATAGTAATCTAAGTCAGTACTATAATGTATTTTAGTTACAAAAGCATTAGTACTTCCGTCGCCTCTAAATTCACTTTGTTCTATAGCATTTTTTCCGTTGCCACTAATAGAAACAATATTAACATCTTGATTTGCACTAGGAATAGTTTTGAAAGATACTGTTTTTGTTTTATAGTTTACAGTATACGATGATTGTGATTGAAGCACTTCATTAAGTTTTACAAATAAACCTTCTTTATTTTGTGGTTGTATTCCAAAATTATAATTGCCTGTAACACCGTCTGTTCTATAAGAATTACTTGAGAGTGTGCTTCCGCCATCTTTAGGTCTACTGAATACTCTAATATTAACCGAATCTAGTACTTGTCCAGGAACTTGCTCCTCTGGTCCTTTACTAGTCGTAGGTGATACAAAGTCATCTCCGTCAATTATTATTTCTTCTGGATTGATACCTCTTGCTTGTGTAAATGCAAAGTCGCCGCCTGTTAATACAGTATCATAAGACCTTGGATCTGGTAAGAAAGATCCGTCTGAAGTTGATTTTCTAAATACTAAAACATCATTTAAAGTAGTAGGAATAATTTCTTCATCTAATAAAACTGTATCTGCTAATATGCTATCGTCATCATATAAAGCAACTCCTGTTTGTCCTGCACCTGTAATACTTTGCATAACTGCATTTATATTAGTAACAGGATTTGCTGTGCCAAAATTAGGATCATCTATTCTCACACCATTTTTATAAACATTGTAAATCATTCCTGAAACTAAAGGACTAGCAAAATTTAAAACCCTTGTGCTATCGTCGCCAATTTGGAATATTTCGTCTTCAAATGTTGTATCAAAAGTATCATAGGTAGTTGTAAACCATTCGTCTGAGTCCCAACCACTTCCTGAACCAAAGCTGAAACTACTTACTTCTACTCCGCCATAGTCTATACCATCTAATAGTTGTGAAAGGTCATTTCCGTACATACCTGATGTAGGATTATAATAAAGATTAATCCTATCTTGTGCTTGTAGTAACTCTGGTGCTTTGTTGTATGTTATTGTAACAGTTTTATTTTGTGCTAAAGAATTAGTAAATGTAATACGTCCATTACTTCTTGTGAAACCTTTAGTGTCGGTAGTAACATTACTAAATGTATACTCACTACGCAATGACTCTAAGCCGTCAACTGTAACAGTAATCTGTGTTGACTTTAACTGCATTGGCCATTTTAAATCAAATATTTGTTGATCTAATGTTGATGTAAAAGTTTGCGTTTCATTTAGTGTTTGGAATAGATAAGTTCCTGTAACTCTGTCAAACTTGCATCTTATATGTGCAGTTTTAGATTTTCCTTCTCCTAGTATAGCACTTAATCTAGCAACACTTCCGTCATCACTTGTAGTACCTACAATTTGTATTGTAGGAGCTGTTAGGTATCCGCTACCTGCGTTTGTAACTTTTACACTAGTAACTCTTCCGTTACCAATAAATGCTTCAGCTTTCGCTCCAGTTCCGCCGCCGCCGGAAATTATAATTTTAGGCGCAACTAAGTATCCGGAACCTGCATCTGCAATACTCAAAGATTTAATTTGATATCCTAAGTTATCTAACCAATGTTTGCTTGGATAATTTTGTAAATCTGATGTTCCTTCAATAATTTCGCCGTCTATAACTTTAACACTTTGCGGAACAATCTTACCTTCATCTTCGTTATAGTATGGTGCAAGATCAAAATCTGTAATTACATTATTTGCAGGATCTATTTTTTCGTAAGAACTTAGATACTCTCTTATCTTAGTTTTATATGGCTTCATTTCTTCTACATAATCTTGGTAACTAGGTAAACTATCATTTTGGAATGTTACTTTTTGTTCTAGTTCTCCAATGTTATGTTTTGCTTTTACAAAACTTGTTTTGAATGCCCAGTCAACATTAGGTTGCTCTGTAAATACATATCGTACGCTTGCAAAGAATAATTCATTCCAGTGAACAGCAAGATTATCAACAAATATATCAGCCTTCAAAATTTCTAATATTTTTCTAAATTCTGTATTTGGCTCAGTATCGTAAAATATTTTATCAAAACTTGCACCATCAAATGCTGTGTTACTTGCATTTACATCATAAAGACTATTTTTAAATCCAATAGTTCCGTTTTCTCTACCAATTGTTTCATAAGCTAGTGTATAGTCTTGTGTTTCTAATTCAGCTATCTTTTTAAGTAACAACCATCCGCCAGTACCTACATTGTTTATTTTAACAATGTCGCCTATTTGATCATTTAGGGCATATATTTGATAGCTTGCGTCTAATGTATGATTTATAAATGTAAACTGATTATATGATGTTGCATACCAATCTTTGTATTCCCAATATAAGTTTATATCGTAACTTTGTGTAAAAGTTCTTAGGTACTCTACACCGTCCCATTGATATACTGCCCATTTGTTATTAATTGTTTCATCATTCTTAACAAGAACTGCAAACTTTCTTACTGTAATAGAAACATTATTTGTATAATCTCTACCACCATTTATAATATCAACGCTAGAAACTTTTCCATTATCATCTATATTAAGTTTTAATTCACAACCTGATCCTTCTTTATCACTTATAACATAAGTTGGTTCATTAATATATCCTTGTCCAGGATCATTTATTATAACATTTATAATTACACCGTTTTCAACTTCTAAAGTTAGACTTGCTGGTTTCACTCTAGCAATACTTACAAATCCTATCTCACCAAAAGTGTCTGCGGTAGTATCATAAATTCCTGTAGCTAGTGTTGGTTGTGGGTCAAAACCTGTTAATTTAGAAAGATCAAATTCGTCAACAATTAAAACTTTGCTTAAGGTATTATTTGTTCTTTCAATAAATTGTTTACGTGCTTCTGTTCTATTTATAAACCAACTCTGTCTTGGTTCGTTCAATGCGCCGTAACGAAGTTTTATAGGCAAGCCTATGTCTGGTACAGGTCTATCGTTTCGGTCAAATCCTACTAGACTATCGAACCATTTTTGTTCTATTTCTGAATTAGGTATACTTGTTTCAAGACCGTCACTGATCAATTGGTATTCTAAATGCGTAGGCTGTTCTTGATTATCAATAGTCCACCAATTAAAACTAATCGCAGTATCTTTATCTTCAATAAATGAAGCACAGTTATATATTGCATATCTATCTGCGCCTAACATTGCAACAAATCTATATCCCATATCAGCAGGTACAGTAATGTAATTTATAACATCAGAACAAGTAGTAATTCTATCCGGCACATTTGGCAATGTAGATTTGTTAAACACCCAATAGTAATAATAATTTGTAAATGTTTCAGAGTTTTTATTATATCTTCTTCTTACACTATAAACACTATCGCCATATTTACTTGTGCCACTTACACCTCTTGCAATTCCTGCTTCTGTGCCAACTAAATTATCCCATTCACTTGGTAAAAGAGTAGATTCTACCCATTCATAAACTTCAACACTGTTTCCTGGAAACAACGTGTTAAAATTTGCTGTTGCTTCACTAATTGTTCCTTGATGATGATTAATAAATTTTGCACTATCTATATCCCACCATAACTTACCAATCCATTCATCGCTGATATAATTTAAAGTATCAGCTGTAATTGTTGTATCAGTAGAAACTGTATACCTTGCAGGATCATAACTTGTTTTGAAACTTAGTTCTTGTTCAGCAGGGCCTGCAATTTTTCCTTGTATTGGATCAATATAATCTAAGTATGTTAGCAGACTATTAGTATCTTTATTGTATAAGTATAAACCTTTAAATTTGCTTGTATCTGCAGGTAAAATAGGTGTTCTTGTAATTGTCCAAGATTTCATGTCTGCTGGCTTACGATATTCTGCAACTAATCCTTTATCTAGTATACTACTTTCAGGAACTTGTTGCTTAGGTAATCCAATATAGACATGGTTTTTACTTACAAGTAATCTGTTACCAAAATCTTGTGTGTCTAGATTGTATGTAAAGTTCTGACTATAAAGTAATGTGTTGTTAATTGTTTCATATATTGTAACAACTCCGCTACCTGTATCAACTGTTTGAAACTTAGAAGAATTATTATCAAATGACGTTGCTGTTGGATTAAGTCCAGATAACGGATCTAAAACATATAGCTCATTTTCTTTAAGTTCTTTGTAAGTATCAAAAGATGTAGAACTTACCATAGTTCCGCCTCTAGATGCTACAGCTAAAGTATCTCCATCGAAGTCAAGTTTTGTACCAAATTGTACATTAGGCTTTGTATCTATAGGACGTAATGTCTGAGAGTATACAAAAGTATCACCACTTTGTATGTAAAGATACACTGCTCCGCCATCATCTACTACGTCACTATTGAAAGGTGCTCCAACGGCTATTTTTCTACCATCTGCTGATACTGCTATTGTTGAACCAAAATCTTCTGTTAGGTTAAAGGGTTCTAATATTTGTGAATATTCATAATTAGTACCGTTTAATCTATATACAACAACTTTTCTGTTTGCTATACTACTATCTATACCTAAAGTTACTCCATCTTGTTGGATTTCATATACACTTGTATATACGGAATTAGCAATTAACACTTCGCCATCATTACTAACATCAAAGTCAGAACCAAATGTTTCTAAGTTGTTTTGTTCTAATGTGCTTTCAACTAGAGAAAAGTTTGTATCATTAGGAACATAACCTAATAAGTCTAATCCACTTGTTTGTGCAGTCCATTGACTTACATCGAATGTTCCTGGAATTAAGTTTGTATTTGCTTTGTATACTGTATCTCCAAATCTAGCATATTCATTTTCAAAATAAGTTGCAGAAACACTAAAGTGACCTCTATAATTTTTCTGCACAGATAAAGCCCAGTCATCTGTAGAATTTTTATTAACAAAATATATTCTGCCTTGATTTTCTTCTGATCCATCTCCTTGAGCATGAATATAAAGTTTGTAACTATCTGAATCTGGCTGTACAAATCTTAGTTTAGTACCTAACTGTCTGTTATCTGCACTATTTGGAACAGTAAAATAATCTATAAGGCTGTATGTTACACCTTTAATTTCGTATATTGCAAAAGTACCTTGTTCAGATAATCCTGTGCTATACCCTTCAGCAACAACAGGAATGTTATAAACTCTTGTCCAGTCTAAATTAATAGATGATGGAGGATTAGCACTGTCAGTAATACCGTCTATTGAATAAGATGTATACACCCAATATTCTAAATCTCGTAAATAGTTTATTCCGCTTTGCACTATAGGAATATTAGTACCTGTATCAATAACAATGATAGGTCCTGAAATAGTATTTTCCATGTGTGCAGAATTAATAGGCCCCATAGTTCTTGTAGCAGGTCCAAGACCTGGAACATTCTGTACAAAGGTTGCATTTGAATTTACACCAAAATCTGATCCTACAGCCCAGGCGCCGCTTTTGTTTTTTAAATAAATTTTAGCAGTAGCAAATGCTCTTTCAATATACGCAATAGTCGCTGTAGATCCTGTTGCTGTATCTGTTAGTGTGTCTCCAATATTTGGTATAAAAGGATCACCATTTAAATCAAAGTTTGTTAATCTTACCTCAATATAACCGTTCCATATATCTGCAACTGTATGTTCGGTACTGTTAATATATGTTGATGACAATCCTATAGCAGAAGGATCTTGCACTAGTCCATTAACACGGATTGTGTTAAGCCATACTCTAGTTTTATCGCCTATAGAAATACTATTACCGTGTGTTAGCGGAGTTCTTAGCCACCACTTACTATCAAGCACTTGTATATTGCTTTGTCCCTGTGTATGTGATAGTATTCCAAACTCAGATGCTCTTGTTGGATTAGCTAAATTTTGTAATTGTTTAGTATCTAGTATGTTACTAAAGAAAGGATTATTAACAGTATTATTTTCTAATGTAATATCTTGTATCACAAGATTTGCATTTGTTTCTGTAAGATTGTTACTTGTGAATGTGCTACCTACATTGACATACCACCAACCTGTATGATAGTCGTCTGTGATTTGTAATACTTCTACATAATCTCCAATTAAAATACCGTCTGCGTAAATTTTTCCTGTGCCTTGAAATGCACCATTTACATCTTTAATGTAAGCTGTCATTTCATTTTCGTTGTTTGTTCTTCTATATTGTATTGTTGCCCTACAAGTATCTGTGGTAATATCTGTACCAGCATTTGGCACACTTAATGCACTTTGAATATGAATTATGTGTTGTACTTTATCAACTATAGTATGATTTCCGTTTAACAAAGATTCAGTAATTACACTATCATTATTAAAAGGCTCTATACCTGCTTGTGCAGTAGTTGTATATTTGTTCCATTTTAAAGTTAGAATGTCGCCTGGCTTAGTTCCTTCAAACTGTTCTTTTTCTGCTCTAATTAAAATATGATCTGTATCTGAATTAGCACCTAATGTATAATCGCCTCTTACAATATATTCAATTTCTGGATATTGTTGTGAAGCAGAATCATAATCATTTTCTTTGGCTTGTTGATTTGATGCATGATTGTTGTAAGTTTGTAATGCATCTGCTTCTACATCTCTTGCGGCCTTCCATAACTGACTAGAGTATAAAACAATATCACCTTGCGTATATGGTTCATTCTTATTATAATCTCCTTTTAGTCTACTTTTAACATTAGAAGCATGTGGTGAACCAATTGCAAGATATTTGCCATCTGGGCTTACTGCAACACTTTGTCCAAAGCCACCGTTTGAATCAAATAAGAATGATTGTTCATCTATTTGCTGTAAAAATCCAAAATCTGTATTATCACTTGGTCTTTGATATATGTAAACACTACCATTTAGATCTTTTGGTGCTGTAATTGCTATGCGGTTGTTATTACTAGTAACACTAAAGGCTGTACCAAAATCCTTTTCAGTGGAATCTAAAACTCCTGCGGCTGTGTTTACAATGTTAGGTTTTAATTCAAATATTTCTCTATTCTTTAAAACAATCCAGCGACCTGTATCGTCATCATCTACCCATAGTGTGCTATTTTGATTAGATACATTAAGACTGTCATTTGCTAAAGCAAGTGTTGGAAGTCTAGCCTGCTTGAATTGTGTAATATAACCATTAACTTCTGTAGTGTCATCTGTAGCTTCAATGTCTTCGCCTTCTGTACTTTCTAAAGTTATTATATTAAGAGATACGCTATCTACTTTATAATACCCGTCGGTAGCATCTGAAATATCATTAATTCCGATAATATCACCTTTTGCAAAAAATACAGATTTATCAACAGTAATAGTAAATTTGTTAGATTGACTTTCTGTAACTTTAGTAATTCTAAAATCTGTTGGTTCTAATTTATAAACATTCCAAGTTTGCTGTGTTTTATCTAAAGCTGTCCAAATATAACTATTCGTAGGAATTGTATTTTGTGTAATTAAATCATCATATGTTTGAAGACTAATACCAACGTCGGACGGATTAACATATCCAGCTGTTTTAGTATAACTATTTTCTTCATTGAAGTATTTTGTAGGTAAAGGTTTATGGTCGTAATCTTTTGGCTTGACATATATTGAATTTCTATCTAACCTATAAATTAAACTTGTATCTTGTGGATTAATTCTATCTACTAATTCTATTTGCTGAGGCTCTTGCCTATACTTAGATTCATCCAATACAAAATCAAATTGTTCATCTCCTGTAGATGCTCCATAACGTCCTGCACGTACTGCCCATTCTTCAAAAAATTCTAAACTATCTTTATTTGCACTTCCTAGCTTATCAAATAGTTTTATTAATACATTCTTAGTACCTTTATCCTGAATAGCACCTTGGAAGAATTTGTACTGACTTACATCGTCGTTAATAATATTTTCAAGATACTTTCTTTTTTGATATCCTGTCGCATGCTGTGCAAGTTTTTGTTGTTCAATATCAAAGTTATCTGAATCTAGATCATAAAAGTCTGAAAATTGTTTTGCTTTGTAATCAAAATTAGGTAAAAGTTTTTGTTCAGGTTTTTCATCTAGTAATACCCAACCTGTATCATTAAATAATTGTGTTCCTGTTACATTTGTTGTTGCAACATAAAAATATTGTTTATATTTTATAAGCGACCCTATTTTATAATCTTGGTATGGTAACCATTCTGTAACAACAGCATCATCAAAAATAAAGCCTGGAATATTATACGATCCGTTCCAGTCGTCTGAACGATATCCTTTTACTTTTATTCTTTCTTGTCTATATCCTTGAGCTCTATTATAGATTACATCTCCAAATACAGTTTTATTATCAATAATAACTGCATGCTCGTGTTGAACTAAAGGAATTTTTAAATGATATATTCCATCATTAGTATTTTTTACAAATATTCCAAAATCGTTAGTATTATCTCTTTCTGTGGTAGCAAAATCTGCTAGTAATCTTTTTCCATCTGCTTTTAATAAACTATAATCATAAAAATTATCATATATATCATCTACTACATTAAATGGTTTACTAAATTCAATATTTCTAGCACTAGGACTTACAGTAAGTATAGTTCCGTTATCCCAAGATTGTGTTGTCCAGAATAAAAATTCTTTAGCACTAAGTCTCCAATTTTCAACTTCCTCAATTTCTTTATTGAAGGTATCAAATTTAAATCCTGATCTTATAAGATATTCCTGATATCCCATCATAAGATCTACAACTTCTTGTTTTTCACTAAACAATGTACCATATGGCATTTCTTGTACAACAGTTTCAAAATTAGTAGACAGATAAGCTGTTGCTCCTCCTTCTTCAGGAAGTTCTGGCAACTTTTGATAATTATCTTGATTAAAACTATCACCTGCTGTATGACTTATCTTAACTCTATAATAGTTGTCTGATACTTCTACAATTTGGCCAGGTTCATAACTTTTTCCTTCTGTCCATGTTAAGAAGTTTTCACTAACTCCGCCAACATTGATTACTCTGTCGCTATTTTTCCGTCTTACTGGATAATATTTAAATACAGGATTATCTTTATCATAACCTTTTACAATATATCCAGATGGAGATATTTCAATAATCATACCACTGTAAGATAAAACGTCAGTAGGAATACTTTTAGTTAATTGTATTTTATAGTTTTCTTCTGGAACAAAAACATTTCCTTCATTTGTAGGAGTTCTAGCATCTAGTATAAGTCTAAATTTGGACTTCTGAGTAAATCCTCCAATCTTTGAAGCTAATTTATTTTCTATGTTTTTAATATTTGATTTATATTCAGTAAATCTAAGTGTATCATTACCTGCAAGGTAGCCTTGAATATAGTTAATTATACCCGATGTAAACACTCTTTCACTATCAGTTGCACTGTTAGGAAATTTTAATTTACTTAATTCAATTCTCTTACTTGTATCTCTGTAAATTAATTCTCCCGCACCATTACGTGCTATCCTACTACGATCAAATGCTAAACCAAAAAATTGTGCAGGCTGATTCAAAGCCCAAGATATCATTAAACTGAACGGATAGTGAGAACTTCTTCTCCACGCAGTTTCTACAGGTCCTTCATCACCAAACTTAAATTGATTACCATATGTTGTAGTAATATTTCCTCTAGAATAACCTGTTCCACTAGGGGGTATTAAATTACCACTTTCGTCAACAGGGATATAATTAAAAATATCTGTATTTTTAAATTTGTTTCTGTATGTTACTTTTGAACCTGCTGTGCCTCTAACAACAGCATTAGCCATATCTTGCCAAAGCAACAAATTATTACTTGTATAAGGGGCTGTACCATATTCTGTATCAAACCAATCAGGCTTTTCTTTAAAACCTAATATTTCCCATGGATGGCTATGAGGTCTATCTGTATTGTAAAAGTCTTTGTATATAGCACGCCAAAAACCAGCTAAGGGTTTGTCATAAGGATCAGATGCCATTCCATAATAATATGTGAACCCATCTCCTGAACGATAAATCGTATTCGATACATAATCCGGTGTGCCTACAGTCTGTAACCAAACATTAAATTCTGATATCATAGTTTTGGAAACTTGTGTTCTAGAAAATCCTGTATTTCTATTTTTGCTGTCTACATAATCTACAATATCTAAAATATTTTCGTCATATGTCTGTTTTATATTATTATAAATTCGTTTTTCTATATCTAGTAGAAGATTATCTCTAAAGTCGCCAAAACATTTCCACAAACTACCATCATGCCCTTGTAACATTGGTTTTGCTTTTGGATATTCTTCTAATAATTGTGTATCATTAGTTGCATGACTCATTGCACTATTTGGCATATAAAATAATGTATTAGTTCCTGTAAATAAGTGTGTATGAGTTGCCCCAGTTCCGCCGTTTCTTATATCCTCTTGAGATGCCGATACTTCATCTGTAAACAAAGGATAGAACCATCCAAGTTTGCCTTTATATGATTTAGTTGTGGTTGTATCTCTACCATAAATTTTCCAAGGGCCTGTTACATCCGTAGGTGTTTTTATGTATGTGTCATCTAAAAATATCTCAGGAGTAAATCTAGGATATAATCCTAATTTTGTAGGTGTAGGAGGTATCCAGCAACCGTCTGTAGTTTTATATTCATAAACATCTAATATGTCTCCTGCATTAGGAGCGTTTAATAAAGTTAAAAATCCATCAGTACTAATAGTGTAATCTTCATATAATAAAAGTTGTTTTTCATTAAGGTATGCTAGTACAGCTTTTTCAGATAATTTTGTAAAATCTATTCCGCTTGTTAAACTAAAAATTGTTTGTGATTGGTCTTCAATAATATGACTTACTTTTGTATCTCCACCATGTGGTAACATATCACTAAAGTAAAAAGGATCACTATTAGTTTTATTTAAATTAAGTTCTGTTAGAACTTTATCAACATGTATTTTTTCAGTACCTTCAAATCCTAATTCATTTGCTATTCTTAAAAACTCTCTTTTAAATTTAAGATATTCTATACCAGAATATTTAATTGCTTCTATAGAATCATAATCTTTATCTGTCAAGTTGTATAAAGCAAGATTGACCGGACCACTGTGTTGTACAAATTTCAAACCAAATTTTGATGCATTTCCTAAATCTCTTAAATTACTTGTTCCAGGAAATATGCCTTCAAATCCATTTACATTATCAACAATGCTGTCAACATGGTCTAACACTTCCCCTAATGTAAACGTAGTAACATTTTCATTTTGCGGATTTTTTTCAAAGTTTATTGGAAATTCATAATATCCAACACCTTCTCTTTTAGGTGAACTAGATGTTGTTTTTAAAACTAGTTTGTCATCTGCTGTTAGTTCTTTATCAAATGTTACATAAGCATACCCGTTGACTCTGTTTATTGTGTAGTCAATCCCATCTCGTTTACGATTACTATTCACATAAACTTTTATGTCTAAATCATTTAAGTCTCCGCTGTTAGTATAAACGTCGACAATAAAGTTATTTGTCCTTGCGGTAACTGTTGTTTGTTTAACAACAGGCTGTACTGATTTTGTTGGTGCTTTTGTCCAACCAGAAACATTTGTAAACGTTGTTCTATCAGTATACTTTCTTAATAATGCAGTGTCTGTGCTAACAGTGAATACATCTGCAATTTCGTCATATTGATAAGTATCTGCTAATAAATTAAAATCAAAAACAATATCACCACTATTTTCGATAGTTCTATAACTTAATGGAAATCCTAATTCTGTATCATTAGCACCTGTGCCAACTTTATAACTAAAAATTTTATTTCCTGCAAACGTGCTTGACTCTAATGTATTAATCTGTGCTCCTGCATCGTTATACATATCAAATAATGGTTGTTGATTTACTTTAGTCTTATCTTGTGTTTGCTTCCATGTAGTTCCATTATAATAGAAAATTTTTCCTTTAAAATTACTACCTGCTTTAACTAATACTGTTTCATCAATTAACGGAATTGTATCTGTAGTTTCTTTTAAGGCAAGCTGTAAATTTCCGTTTTGATTTATAAAATTAACCTCGTATATTTTTCCTGCAACAAAACTGTCTGGGTCTGCTGTGAATAACACACGCATGCCTGTAACTAATTCTACTCCATCTACAAAGTAACCAACTTGTCCTTCAATATTAGAGAACACATCTGTTGTAACTGTATCAACTAGGTCTACTGATGTCTTTGATTGTGTTCCAAAATTGTAAAGTTTTAATCCTGCGTCAAACTCGATAATAGGCCTTGTTGCTCTATATGTTTGGTCTAAAACTGCTGACATATTATTAATCTCAGCAATATTTTCTATTACACTTTTATGTGTCCATTTATTATATCTTGCCCATTGATTTCCATCCTTGGATGCTCTATTAATTACAATATAGTCTTTTAGAGAAGCATAAGAAGTAGCATCGCCAAATGGCAGTGACGCAAATCCTTGTGCGTCAAACTCAGTAGATATATCTGACAAATAATCAGCAGTAATAACTAAGTCTTCTTCAGAAATTAATTTAATTGAATCTCCGACACCTTCGACATACCAATTACCTTCTCCGTATTTGGCTGGTGTAATTTCTCCGTAAAATTTTATCTTCATGCCATTAGTTAAACTATAACCATTTTGCATAGTGTAAGTTTTTTTACCAATTATATCTGATCCTACATCAAGTTGTGTATTATCTCTAATATCTTTGATAACAATAAGTCCTGTAGTTTCAATATCGTTATCGTTTGTGTAGTAAAGAAGATCAGGAGCTTCAAGATCTATTTCCCAAGTTATAGACCCTTGTTCAACTTTCTGTTGGCTTACTCCTTCATTATAAAGGTTTGTATCATCTTCAATACTAGTATTTGTTCTAATACTAAAGGGCATATCAACTGTGTCAATATCAAAGTTATATGTTTGTCCTCTATATAATGTTAATGTTGGATTACTTACTTTGTTCTCTTCGCTGAAAATATAAGAATTATTATCTACGTTGTCCTGCATCTTTACTGCAAAAGTACTTGTAATATTCCTTGCAGTGCCATATACTGGAATTTCATCTGGTCCTGCTGGAAGCCAATAATATTCTCTAAAGTTTACAAACTTGTCCCAATTGATGTGAGGATCCCAAGCGTAATATTCTTGCGAACTATATTTGCTGTGATCTGCATTATCAGCATTTCTAATTTTACTAGAGTTTACATAATCTCTATAATCTCTGTAAAATTTAATATTATCCAAACCGTCTGTGATTGTAGTAACAGGTTCTAGCTGATAATTTTCTCTAGTTTTTGTTATATCTGAAACATAGTTATCAGATGCTTTGAATGCTTTGGCATCTCTACGACCAATGAATCCATCAACCTTTTCTACAACACCCGGTTGCATTAATTGGTCTAATGTACTACTTAGGAATTTTTTATTTGCTGTGCTTCTAAAATACCTCGGTAGTAGGTCTGATGTTTTTCTTTTGCTATTTCCATTTGTTGGAATTGGGCTTTCATCTTGTGCCATTAGTATCCATAGCCTCCACCGCCGCCGCCGGAGCTACCTCCGCCGCCACTTGATCCGCCACCGCCCGAGCTACTTGAGCTACTTGAGCTACTTGAACTACTTGAGCTTGACGTATTAGTTGTTGTGCTACTAGTACTTGTACTTGTAGTTGTTAATGCTTGACTTTTTATACCTGTATTAGTTGTGCCTGTTGATGTAATAACATTTCCTGAGGCTTGTATTCTTGATGCTGTTACAGAGTCAATAATTTCTACATCATCAACTGTTGCATCGTTTATAAAGATTTCATTATTTTCGGCTTTAACTTCATACAAGCTACCAAAGCCCTGTGTAGCTTGTTTTGGTACAAGTAAAATATTAACTGCATCTGGAGAAATACTATTCATAATAAAAGTTGCTAATTCAGTAAAGTGGAAACTATCACCAAAGTTCCAATTAGCTAAACCAAAGAATCTATTTACTGCACTGATTACATTAGTTTTTAACTCATTACCGTTAACTACTTCTCCTGAATTAGGAACAATTTTAAAAGTTGCTTGTAGATTATCTTGTGCATGTACACCAAACAACGGCTTATAAGTTACAGGATGATAAATTACTTCATCACTAATAGATTTATATTCATTTATTTGTCCGCCATAGTTCTGAAATAATTCATCTGAGCTAGGAGGTAATGGCATTGTACCTATTACACCTTTAAGATAGTTTCTAAAGTTTACATCGTAAGATCTAGTTAACATATAGATATCAATAATATTACTTGCACTAGGATCGATCCTGTTGCTTTGATCTGCACTATGTACATACTGAAATTTTAAATCTGAGCGTCCTACATGTGCTTTATAATCTGCAGACACAGTAAGTAAATTATTATTCAATATTTTAAAATTATCATTATCTGTTACATAAAAAATTTGTCCGTCGCTATATTGACTATATGCACCTATCTCTATTTCTGTCTTAACTACATTAATAGAACTTCCTTGATCATAAAAATTATATTTGCTAAATCCTTGATCTGATGATTCTTTCTTTAAGAAAATATATTTTGTATCTGGATTTGTTTGTGGTGCTACAACATTTATAAAAATATCTGGATCGTCTACACTACCATCGTCATTCAAATCAAAAAAGCTAACTTCTACTTTTTTACTATTAACATATCCGTCTGCATTCCTAAATTCTTTAACAATCTCCCAATTGATATCATTGTTAAATGCATCAAGGGAATCAGGCTTAGTATTAAAATTCATTATTGCTACTTTATCTTTTACTAACTGTCCTGTTTGTGAATCGTAAATTTTTGACTGTCCGTCAAAGTAAAAACTCAACTCTTTATCACTTTCAAATATATAACGTAATCCTCTATTAGTAACAGTATATTTTTCGCCATTTGTTTCAAACAATATTAACCAACTAGAGTCAAGTTGATTATTTGTAACGTCACCTGTTTTACCATTACTAAAAACATCTACTGTATTAAGGTTTTCGTTAATAATTACTCGCCAATTTCTGTTAACCTGATCATATCTTAAAGCAAAAGTTTTATATGCAAATACTTGGTCAATAATTTGTGCCCTTACATCAGTTGAAATGTCTTTTACTATTTTAGGTTTGACTTCTTCTAAAACACTATTTTCAGGTAAAATATCATTGAACACAAGTGGGCCTTCTCCAGTTACGCTATCTAAAGTTGTTCCTGCTCCTTTTGCACTTATAACTTTGACCCATTTATAACTACTAGCACCTTTTGCTTTGCCATCACTAGTTAATAATCCTTTGCCAATAAAAAAGAAGCCTGCGGGCGGTTTAAATTTTAATAAAGCACCTGCCTCTACATACTTTAATGAACCTCCTGTAAAAGTACCTACTTGAAACGGAACATCATTTAAATTCTGTAATAGTCCTGTAGAACTATTTGTTGTTTTTGTAGACTGTTTAAATCGTGCATTTAGGTCACTAACAATAATTTTAGCATAATTTCCAAAGTAGTAATTGCTTATTGCTCTGCTTTTAATTATAGGTAAAATTGTATTTTCTATATTCCCTTCAATGTCAGTTTGTGTTGCAAACGTAAATGAAGTTTTATTTTCATACTGCTCTTGATACAGTACGCCATCTGATCCATATAAATTTGTACTAGAGTATTTTCCAGTAACATCTTTTAAATCAAAGTATCTGCTAATACCACTTGTTGTCCTATTAGTAGATTTAACTTTTACAATCTCTTGATTTGTTGTAAGAGGAACAATATTATAATCTTCGCCGGTGACCATTCTATTTTGTGTATAGTATGTTTGCGGAGCATTTGATCTAATACTAGCTGTAGATTCGCTTGTAGTTGCATTGTTAACTGCTTCTTTAAGTTCAAGTCCTAGAGTAAGTGTTTCGGTTGTTCCTGCTTTGCTTACGTATGGTAAACTTACTGTTATATTTGTAAGTTCAGCAGGTGCTATATTAAGTGTTTTATTTGCACTTGTTCTATAATAAATCCTAAATGAACCAGTAGGTAAATTTCCAAATGTTCCGTCAGCAAAAACTAAACTAATTTCATCATTGCCTCTAGTTTGCACTACATAATAATCTTTAATCTTTTTAATTAAACTGTTGTAAATTGCGTTGTTACCTTCAGTTGAATTTACTTGTGTCCAAATTTTATCTGCAAAACCTTGTGTGTCTAACCCGTACAACCAAACATCTGTATCGTTAATATTTTGTGCCTCAATAGCAATCTTTTGATTAGCTGATGGACTTGCAACATTAAATTCATTAGATTGCATTTTTCCTTGTCTAAAATGTAAAAAATATCCGGAGTTAGAACTGTTAGCGCCACGCCCGTCTTCTCTATACAAAAATGCTAAACTAGTTCCTGGAACAGGATTTTCTTCAATAATATTATTCAACTCTGTATCAATACCTGTTGATACAACTTCAAACTGCGTAGGTGAGCCGTTCACTGCTTTTGTGAATCCAAATATAGGAACATCATCTTGTCCGCCATTAACTCTATATTGCTGTGTTAGGACACCATTTATAACTTTACTTTGTGCAGGCTTACCAATTGTTCCGTTTTGCGGAAGTGCTGAATTAAGCACACGTCTAAATTGTTCTGCCCAATTTGAGTTACTAGGATCGTTCCATATAATTGTTTGTTCAGCTAAATTACTGCCGTTGCTATCTACGAGACTTTCAGTTGTGCTAACTGTTTCAAATTTTAATAGACCGTTTGCCGCCTGGTTACGTCTTGGATTGTATGAAAGCATACGTGCTAAACGTAGAACTGATTCTCTACGTTCTGCTAATTCTAAAAAGTTTTCTCTTGCGTTTAGATCAACTCTATAACTTATATTTTGTCCTAAAAACGCAATCATATCGATTAATGCAAGATACTCTGATGTATCAATATAATCGTTAAAATCTTCTGGGTAGTTTTGCCTTAGATAGGTGATCATTGCACGTCTTAACGTGTCAAAATCATAGCTACGAAATTCTGCATTCCGATAGCTTTGGTATACTTTTGTCCAATCTTCTGCAAGTAGCAGTCTATTTTGTCTGTCGGTTGATGACATTGATTATTCTTCTATAAGCTCTACTGTATTTATTACAAACGATAATACTAGTAGTTAATTGTGTCACACCAATCCAACATTTTTATCAAATTGTAGCCTTAAACTTTCGCTAATATTATAATCTAAGTACATTAACGTACATTCAATTTGTAATCCTGATTCGAATTCAGTTACTTGTATTGCTGTAGCTCTAGTTCTAGGATCATAATTCACAATATTTGTTACATTTGTTGTAATGGCATCTTTAAGTTCTGTAGTTAAAGGTTCAAACAATGCGTCCCATATAATACAACCAAACGTTGGGTCGGATAGTTTTTCTCCTTGTCGAATATTAAGGTGATTAAGTAGATTTTGCTTAATTAATGAAATATCAAACTGCTGGAACGTGTTGTTCTCTGGATTGACTGTGCTGAATCCCCTATAGGCTTTTTGCTTAATAGGTGGGGCTTTTTCTCTTTTAGGAGTTACTTTAATTGTTTTGTATAAATCTTGCGCCATAATAATATTTACCTATTCTAAGGACCAGCAAAAACTGTATCGCTTCCTGTTGAAACACTTGTACAAGCTGTTATAGCATCTCCTACTCGTCCTACTCCTTTACCATTAGCAAATACTTCCGTACTGCCTGTTGTAATAGGCTTTGCATGTGTACCGCACGGTGCTGGTGGAACATCATGAGATGTGTTGTTATCGTCTTGTCGAGATACTCCTGTTCCGTTTACAAATACATCACCACTACACTCATCTCTTTTTGGTGTTGAGCAATGTGGAACATCTTCGTCTACGCTATCACCCCTACATACTGCCGGCACGTTCAATCTCCATTAATTTTTGTAATTTTGAATTCCATTGTTCTATTTCTTGGTGTTGTTCTTCAGTGTGCGGACCTTCAGGAATTTCAGGTCTAAACTTAATTACATGATCAAACTCATTAGGTATATCTTCAAAGTTATTAAATGTTTGAAGTTGTCCATCTATCATTATAACAAATTCATGCATTAAAATGGTCCTCCTGATGCAGGTGTATCTATTGTTGCGGATCCTTCACCAGTATCAATTGCTGTTGGTGGTGTTACATCAGCCAATGGTGTCAAATCACCATTTTTAATTTGTTGCCAAAGTCCTTGACCTATTTCTATTCTCAGTGGTGTCTTTGATCCTGGATTAGCGTAACCAACAGCATTTTGAAATTGTTTTCCTAGACTAGTAAAATTAGTATCGGTCCAAGTAATAAACCTTGCCTTTGGTCCTTTGGTCAAATAAGCAACTGCTAGTTTACAAGCAACTTTAGGATCATTTGCTAATTCTGGATTTTTGTAAATATCTACTCCAGCAAATCCTCCGTATAATTTATAATTGTCTGTACCAGTCAATTGGATAAGTCCACGTCCTCTATATCTCCAACCATCACCAGTTTCAGGTCCGCCGTTGCCCATTCTACTTCCATATACAACACTTCCTATTTCAACAGGCTTTCTATGTAAATCTTCAGATAATTGATAACCTCCAGGCTTCCTAAACATTTTAAATGTAGCTCTTAATCCTTCAGAACTATAGTTTAAATTTTCGCTTTGCGGTTCATAATTACTTTCTGCTTTAATTTGGGCAATAGCCATAGCTAATGCTTCTCCTGCTCCTCCTTCTACTGCTCCGCTTTGTAATGCTTTAACAGGATCTAACCCTAAGCCTTTTATAAGTTCACTTAAGAAAAATCTTTGTGACTCTCGTCTTGATATTGGTTCTAA